AACTATTGAAGTAGACTGTATTCCAAAAGATGTTACACAAGTTGGTATTCGTATGCTTAAATTTTGCAATACTTGGGATATGAAAAAGATTGCTGATAATATTCAGCAATATGCTGAACCATTTCAAGCAAAATATCAAGGAGAATAAAATGGCAATCTGGATTGTAAGAACTCACTATAAAAAGTCTATAGAAGAACATGAACATTATTCTAAAGACGGTATGGAAATTGTTCGCAAAACTGGCTGGCGATCAGGAAGCTGGAATGTTACCACTTCTGACGACAATATGCCAGAGTTCGAATTTGACTATGTACCAGGTGGTGATGGTAGTAAAGACAGTGTTGACATGTATAATTTTCCAGGTCCAAATATTGAGGATGTGGAACTTATTGAAACATGGGACGGTTGCTGGGAAGATACAGATTGGCCTGAGAACATGGATGATGACGAACGTGAGCGTCTAGAAGAACTTATCGAAGAAGAAGGTTTTTACGCACTAGAAGACGAAGGTTGGATACAGAATGATACAGAAATGTGGATCTGGGGTCCTATTGAAATTCAAAATGCCGATGGCGAAACTGTAAAAATTATTATTGCCGACAAAGATGGTAATGTCACCGACTTTAAGGATGAAGAATGAACAAATGTAATGCTTGCGGCTTAGAAATTAAAGACTACGGTGTTGGATGCGATTGGATGCAAGGCCGTTGTCCTCATCGTACACCTATGTTGACAGATTACCACTTTAGATACTATAACCTAGTACAGTGGATCAAGAGCTTTTTTAAGAGATAAATATATGCGTACATTACTAAGGTGCCGTCAGGGCCTAGTATTAGGGGACTAAAATGACAGAGATACATGCAAAACCTATCGTAGATGGAAAATTTTGGATCGTTGAAGAAAACGGTACTAAGATTGCCACACTACACAAAAAAGAAAATAACAAATTTATTTTAAGCAGTACTAATGGTGAGGTAATGTTTAATAAAAAAGACGATCTCACTAAAGAATTTGGCAAGGACTTTTTTTTAAAAAATACCAAAGTAAAAGTTACAGCGGCGGAACCAAACGAATGCCATGGTTACCCCACAAGTTGTAAACCATATAATCCCATGTATGATGTTCAACGTCGACTTCCTTTGTTTACAAAATCAAATGCTAGTCAAAGTTTATATTGTGCTGGTTATTATATAATTAAATTTGATAAAGGATGGGTTAAGAGCCATTGTCCTAAACTTATCACTATTGAACGTTATCCGTATAAAGGACCGTTTAAAACAGAATTTGAAATGAAACAGGTATTGTCTAATGCAAAATCAAATTAATTTAACACCTTTTACACAATTTATTCAACAAGTAAGAAGTGCTGAATCAAATCAATCTAAAGAAATTAAGTTATCTATACAACAAGCTCGAATGTTAAGTCTAGCATTAGCAGAGTGTATGGATAAACTTAATAAAGACTACGAAACGCTGTTTAACGAGCTTAAACGCAGTCAGGTAACAGAAGTTGTTACAATATCTATGGATGGCGGTGGGTTCGAAGACAAGAAATAAGAGATAAATATATGCGTATATTACTTGGATACGCATTATGTCAAGACCTAAACCAAAAATATTGTTAGAACATACTAACAAAAAAACTTACAAATCAGAACAAATTTTAGAAGCTGATGCTATATGGGCAGTCTTCTATAAAAATGAGCCTTTTAATTTAAAGAGCTTTAATAGTCTCACATCGTACCCCGGACCAAAATATAAAAAAGTTTCTTTTTCAAATCCTGGCCATGCACATAATTTGGCAAAGAAATTAAATCTCACATTTGGAACAGAAGAGTTCCAAGTTGTTAAATTAACGCAGGGCACCATTGTAAAATGATTTCTCGAGACGTATTAACAAAAATATTTTTGCAACAATGGGGCAAAACTATTGACGAAACAAATGTTAATATGTATTCAAGAACATGGTGGCAATCAAACCGCGTAGGTAAAGACAACGCCTTTCGTCTAAGCGATAAAGGCTACGAATTTTTAGTAGATGAATTGGAACTTAAAGCATACGAGGTTCCGTTTACAGAACCAATTGAACTAAGTCCTCAAACCATTATATTTTTGGAAAGGTATATCGATTGTCCTTATTACCTTACAAACCAAAGTATTACTGTCTTTTCTGAAAAAAAGAGTTTTGAGCTATATTTGTTTTCGGACGATATCCGAAAATTTGGACTTATAAAAGCCATGAACGAACGCCAAAAAGATTTGGACAACGAAAAATCTAGTTGACACTTTACTGGTGTGGTGCTATAATACATACATAGCGTAACAAATTATCCCCTGTAACACACTTTTTTAAAGGAACTAAAATGGCAGAAATTCTTAGCCGCACCGTTGGACCCAAAGGCGCAAAACGTTCATTGCGTAAGGCATTTAAAAACAAGCGTCCAATTTTCTTGTGGGGTCCTCCAGGAATTGGTAAGTCTGATATTATTAAACAACTTGGTACTGAGCTCGATGCTCATGTTATCGATGTTCGTCTTAGTCTTTGGGAACCTACTGATATTAAAGGTATCCCATATTTTGATTCAAATGTAAATAAAATGGTTTGGGCTCCTCCGCTCGAACTGCCTGACGCTGAAATGGCAAAACAACATAAACAGATTGTCTTGTTTATGGACGAAATGAACTCTGCGGCGCCTGCTGTACAAGCGGCGGCTTATCAGCTAGTTTTGAACCGCCGTGTCGGCACTTATCAGCTTCCAGACAATGTCGTAATGGTTGCTGCTGGTAATCGCGAAAGCGACAAGGGTGTTACTTATCGTATGCCCGCTCCGTTGGCAAACCGCTTTGTACACTTGGAAATGGCTATTGATTGGGATGACTGGCAAGAGTGGGCTGTAGAAAATCGTGTCCACAAAGACGTAGTTGGTTTCCTTACTTTCTCTAAGAAAGACCTGTACGACTTTGATCCAAAGTCTAGTTCACGTGCATTTGCTACTCCACGTAGCTGGTCCTTTGTTAGCGAGCTGTTGCACGACGATGACACTGATGCAGAAACACTGACTGATTTGACTTCAGGCGCTGTTGGTGAAGGACTTGCTGTTAAGTTTATGGCACATCGTAAACATGCCAGCAAAATGCCAAACCCAACAGACATTTTGTCAGGCAAAGTTAAGAAGATGGATTCAAAAGAAATCTCAGCTCAATATTCGCTTGTTATTTCATTGTGCTACGAATTGAAAGATTTGTGCGATAAAAACGACAAAAATTGGAATTCAAAAGTTAATAACTTCTTCCAATTTATGATGGATAATTTTGAAACTGAGTTGGTAATTATGGGTACTAAATTGGCATTGTCAACATATAAGTTGCCGTTGGATCCAGATGAAATTGCCTGCTTTGATGACTTCCATGCAAAATTTGGTAAGTATATTGCACAGGCTACCGAAAAGCAATAAGTTGACAGGGCCTTGGTGCCCTGTTATAATATATACATACTAAAACATTAGGAGCAACGATGGCACACGCCGATCCAATTATTGATAAGATTATTGTAGCACGAGTAGGCTTGCTACTACGCCACCCGTTCTTTGGTAATCTTGCTACACGTATGGGTATCAAAGAAGCAGACGATTGGCTTCCTACTGCTGCAACAGACGGTCGTAACATTTATTTTAATCGTGAATTTTTTACACCTCTTACTGTTAAACAAGTAGAGTTTGTAATTGCACACGAAATCCTTCATGCTGTTTTTGATCACATGGGTCGACGCGAAGGTCGTGATCCAAAGATTTTTAATATTGCCTGCGACTTTGCTGTTAACGGACAAATTGTACGAGATCGAATTGGTGATCACAATTTGCCTGATATTAAAATTTTCCATGATTCAAAATATTACGGCTGGAGTGCAGAACAAGTCTATGATGAAATTTACGAAAAGTATGACGAAGAACAACTAGCCGCTTTAGGTCAGATGCTCGATGAACATTTAGATTCTGACGGCAACAACGGCAAAGATGGTCAGCCAAAATATACCAAAGAAGAATTGAAAAAAATTCGTGATGAAATGCGTGAAGCTGTAATGCAGGCTGCACAAGCGGCAGGTGCAGGTAATGTACCTGCAAGTATTCAACGCATGATTAAAGAACTTACAGAGCCTAAGATGAACTGGCGTGAAATTTTGCGCCAGCAAATTCAAAGCACTATTAAGAACGACTATACCTTTATGCGTCCTAATCGTAAGGGTTGGCATATGAGTGCAATTTTGCCAGGCACTAACTACGAAGAAACAATTGATATTTGTGTATCGATTGATATGTCTGGTTCTATTGGTGATGAACAAGCCAAAGATTTCCTAAGCGAAATTAAAGGCATTATGGAAGAGTACAAAGACTTTAAAATTAAAGTTTGGTGTTTTGATACCGATGTCTATAACGAAGCAGACTTTGACGGCTACACAATGGACACGTTTATGGAATATGAACCAATGGGTGGTGGCGGTACTGAATTTATGGTCAATTGGGACTATATGAAAGAGCATCAAATCCAACCTAAAAAGTTTATCATGTTCACAGACGGATATCCTTATGGTTCGTGGGGTGACGA